CGGCCGGGACCAGGAGTACTTCGATCAACTCACCGCCGAGAAGAAGTACACGCGATACCACCACGGCTATCCCAAGCAGGAGTGGCGGAAGCCGCCAACCGCGCGGAACGAGGCGCTCGACTGCCGTGTGTACGCTTACGCGGCTCTGCACGCGCTCTATGCGAGCGGCCTGAAGCTGACCGTGTACTGTGATCGCTTCGCGCAGATGGGGCGGTCGCGGCGAAAAGAGATGCAGTCGATCCCTCCGGCGGCGGTCGTTGCTCAGGCCGAGCAATCCGAAGGGCCTACTGAAGGACGAAACACTGCGCCGTTCGAGCGCGGGGACGGCTGGGTCCCGCGACGTAACTGGTTCGGGAGGAGTTGACGTGGCGCTGACGATTCAACAGTTGCAGGCGAACCTGGACGCGGTCAACCAGGCGCTCGGAAACCCCACGTTGAAGGTGCGCTTTCCGGACGGGCGCGAGGTGACGTATCGCTCCGTGGACGACCTCCGCAAGGCGAAGGCCGAGATCGAGGAAGACATCCGGCAGACCAGCGGACAGACAGGGAGCCGCGTCACGCTCGCGCAGCATCAGCGCGGAGACGGTCCCACGTGTCCAACGTTGGACGACCGGTGGTGAGAATGACGCGACTACCGGAACTCATCGACTCGCTGGAACGCTCGCCGCGGCAAGGCGCCGCCGTGGATGATCCCGAGGGCGCACGGTACGTGGTCATCAGCGAAACGGCGGTGGAGCTGATTATCAAGGAACTTCGGAAGGGACTCCCCGAACGACCGGGCGCCGAGTACTTCGACTCCAGTGTGCCTGAATGAACTTCCTCGACAGAGCCATCGGTGCGGTGGCACCACGGCTCGCGCTGCAACGCGTGCGGAACCGCGTGGCGCTGGAGCTGACCCAGGACTATCTGGAGCGGCACGCGCAGCGATTCCGTTACGAAGGCGCGACCGCAGGCCGGCGCGCGTATGGCTGGTACGCCGCCTCGACGGACGCAAACGTCGAGCTGATGGGGTCGCTGACCTGGCTCCGCAACCGGAGCCGCGATCTCATCCGCAACAACCCGTATGCGGCGCGGGCGATTGAAGAGTTGGCCGGCAACGTGGTGGGGACGGGAATCGTGCCAAAGGCGAAGACCGGCAATGTTGCGCTCGACAAGGTCATCGACGCGGAGTGGCCGTTCTTCGCGGACGCCTGCGACACCCCGCAACGCCTGGACTTCTACGGCATGCAAACGTTGGCCGTCCGTACGATGGCCGAGAGCGGTGAATCGCTCGTGCGCTTTCGCCCGCGACTTGCCGCCGGTGGTTTGCGCGTCCCTCTCCAGCTTCAAATGCTCGAAGCTGACTTTCTGGACCAAGCCCGAACGATGGGGCTGGTCAACGGCCACGTGATGGAGGGCGTGCAGTTCGACGACCTCGGACGCCGCGTCGCTTATTGGCTGTTCACGTATCACCCGGGCGGCGTGCTGATCCTGAACCCGCGCGGCGGAATCATCAGCCAGCCCGTGCCGGCCGATCAGATCATGCACGTGTATCGCGTGCTGCGGCCCGGCCAGGTCCGAGGTGTGCCGTGGCTCTCGCCCGTGATGATGGCGCTCCGCGACCTCGACGATTACTGTGACGCGGAGCGCGTCCGCAAGAAAGTGGAAGCGTGCGTCACCGCGTTCGTGCAGCAACCGGAAGGCATCGAAGGCGATCCGCTTGGCATTTCCGGCACGGACCCGGTGACCAACGCTCCGGTGGAGACTTTCCAACCGGGGATGGTCGAGTACCTGAAGCCGGGCCAGGAGATCAAGTTCAACAATCCTCCGGCGGCGGGCGGTTACCGCGAGTACAAGATGACCGAGCTGCAGGGGATCATGGCAGGCATTGGCCTTCCGTATGAGCTCGGCACGGGCGACATGTCGCAGGTGAACTACTCGTCTTGGCGCGGCGGCATGTTGGGGTTTCGCAACACCGTGGAGGCTTATCGCTGGCTGACTTTGATCCCGCTGTTCTGCATGCCGGTTTGGCGGCGCTTCGTGGACACCCTGATCCTCCAGGGCAAGATTCCGCAGAAGGCGCTGGACGATCCGAAGGTCGCCGTCTATGCGGTGCAGTGGACCGCGCCGAAGTTCGAGAGCGTCGATCCGGTGAAGGACGCGGCCGCGGAACTGAAGATGATCCGCACCGGGACGCTCGATCTGTTCGAGGCCATCTCGCGCAACGGTTATGACCCGGAAGAGCGCCTGCAGAAGATCGCTCGCATCAACAAGGTACTCGACAAGCTGGAAATCATTCTGGATTGCGACCCGCGCAACGTGACGGATCGCGGCCAGGAGCAGCCCGCCGCATCCGAGGAGCGCACGCCGAGTTCGAAGGCCGTAGTTGGCGCCCCCAAAGGCGCCACTGGTGTTTCGAATAACGCTGGCGACGCCGAGGCCATCACCGAACTGCTGGCTGGCGTGGGTGCTTCGCGGTCCTGGGATTCGCCCTCCAGAATTTATCGCTCGTAGAAAAGAGGCTCACATGAAACCAAGTCAGGCGCTTGAGTTTTTCGCCGCCGCCGACGCCAAGCCGGTTGCCAGCACGGCGAACGAGAAGGACGGCACGATTGACGTCGTCTGGTATACCGGCGCGCAAGTTCCGAGGAAAGATCCCGACACCGGCGAGCCGTACATGCTCACGCTCGACATGGAGGGCGCGCGCCTGGACCGGCTGAATGCGGGCGCGCCGATCTTCGACACCCACTTCACCGGCGACGATTACAAATCCGTGATCGCGGGAAAGGCCGGCACCAAGGCGCAAGTCGGCGTCGTGAAGAAAGCCTGGGCGGACGGCGCGAACGGAATGGCGACGCTTCAGTTCGATCTGGGCGACCAAGACGGCGCTGAGTTGTTCCGCAAGGTGTCCAGCGGGATCGTGCAGAACCTGAGCTTCGGGGCGTGGATCTACAGCCGGGAGAAAACCAAAGTCCAGGCCCAGACCGAGGGCATGCCGGAAGGCAAGCCGGCCTACAGCAACCCAAACGAGATCGGGATGTTCACGGCAACCGACTGGGAGCCGTTCGAGATCTCCGTGGTTCCGATCCCGGCCGATTTCAGCACTACGTTTTTGTCCGCCCAAACAACCGGCGAGCAAGCAGCACGGGCAACCAGCCCACCAAAGGAGAAACCTGCCATGGAAACCCCTACGCAGGCGACGGGCACAGAGGCCCGTGCAAACGAGCAGGACCTCGTCGCGGCGCGCGGCGAGGCGGTTAAGGTGGAGCGAGAGCGCGTCGTCGAAATTGAACATCGCGCTACTCGCTTCAAATCCATTCTGGGAGATGACTTTGTACGCAAAGCCATCGCCGATGGCAAGACGGCCGATCAATTCAGCGTCGATGCATTCGCGGCGCTGAACGCGAAGGGGCAGCAGGGCGTGGACGGACGCGAGCTGCCGATTCGGAGTGAACTGAGCATTACGCGCGACGGTGGGGAGACGCGCCTCGCGGCCATGCAGTGCGCGATGCTGCTGCGCCACGATCCGAAGTTCTTTCTGGCCAAGCATCCGAAGACCGGTGAACTGCTGTCCGGGTGCGGCCAGGACCACCAACGGCGCGCCGAGGAAATGGGACGCGAGTATGTCGGCTTATCGCTGATGGAGATGGCGCGCGAGTCTCTCGAACTCCGCGGCATCAACCACCGCGGGATGAACAAGAACAGGATCGCCGAGTTGGCCTTGCAGGCGCCGAGTCGGGGCGCGGAGTTCTTCGGGGGCGGCGCGGAATCGACGTCCGACTTCCCCGCAATCCTGGCGAATGTCGCCAACAAGACGCTACGGCAGGCTTACGAGGCTTACCCTCGCACCTTCCAGCCCTTCTGCCGCCAGGTGACCGCGCCCGACTTCAAGCCTATCAATCGCGTTCAGTTGAGCGACGCGCCGGCCCTCCAGCAGTTGAACGAGAAGGGCGAATACCACCGCGCCAACCTCACCGACATGAACACGAACTATTCGCTCCAGACTTTCGGCGAGGTCGTGGCCATCACGCGCAAGGTGATCATCAACGACGATCTCCAGGCGATGACGCGCATCCCGGCGATTCTGGGTGTCGCCGCCGCGCAGCTTGAGTCGAATACGGTGTGGGCCCTCATCACGGCCAACGTGGTGATGACGCTGGACGGCAAAGCGATCTTCCACACGGCGCACGGCAACCTGCTGAGCGGCGTCGCCAGCAGCATCGATCCCACGGTGAGCAATGCCGCACCGCTGACAGCGCTCGCCAAAGCCCGCGTGCAAATGCGGCTCCAGAAGGCTCCGCAGGGGACGCCGCTCGACCTGGTGCCGCGCTTCATGGCGGTGCCGCCGTCGCTCGAAACGTACGCATTGCAACTGATTTACCCGATCAACATCGCGTCTTCGGATCAGACCAAGGTCGTGCCGGAGTGGGTCCGGTCGCTCGTCCCGGTTGTGGAGCCGCGCCTCGATAACACGACCGGCACCGCGACCAACTGGTTCTTGTTCACCGATCCGGCGCTGATCGACACGCTCGAATACTGCTACCTCGAAGGGCAGCAGGGCGTGTACATCGAAACCCGCCAGGGCTTCGAAGTGGACGGCGTCGAAATCAAGGCGCGCATGGACTTCGGCGCAGCGGCTATCGATTATCGCGGCCTCCAAAAAAGCGCCGGCGCATAGGCGGAAAACCAAAACAACAGGAGAAAACTATCATGCAGAACTACGTTCATCGGGGGGAGACCCTCACGGTTACCGCGCCCTACAACGTGAACAGCGGTCAGGGCGTTCTTGCCGGAAACATTTTTGGCGTCGCGGTCTTCACTGCGCTTGCTGGCGCGTCGCTGGAGATCGTCACCTGGGGCGTCTTCGATCTTGCCAAGGACGCCAGCACGTTCAATCCGGGCGACAAGGTTTACTGGGACAACGTCAACCTAGTGGCCACGGCTGCTCCACCCGCATCCCCGTCCACGACTCCCGGCAACCGCGAGATCGGCGTCGCCGACCTGGTGCAGGCGAGTGGCGTCAACGCTCCTGGCGGCCTGACTGCGGACCCGACTGTCCGCGTGCGATTGAACCTTTGCTCCATCGGCCTTGTGACATCGTCCGACATGGACCCGGGCCTGTTGCAGAAGATCACCGTGCTGCTTACGTCCGCCCAGATCGAGGCCATGAATGGCGCGCCGGTGAATATCATTCCCGCGCCACTCGCGGGTCAGGTCGTTGTGCCCGACCAGTTCGTGATTCAGACGAAACCGGGAGGAACGAATTTCACCGGCGGCGGCGCGGTGACGTTCCAGTATCACGGCACCAGCATCAATCCGCATGCCGGCAACCTCGCCGCGGCTACGGTGACCAGCGGCACCGCGAGCGTCAACCTGCTGGCCCCTCCTTCAGCGAGCTACCAGCCGCCCGCAGCGACCGGTATCGACATCACCAACGCCACGGCTGCGTTCGCTACCGGCAACGGCACGATGATCGTGACCGCCTACTACAGCATCATGACGCTCGGGTAGTTTTCAAATGTCCGACTGGTCCACCATCGACGCCGCGGCGAACGCCGTCATGCAGCAGACGTTCGGCGAGCCGGTGGTGTACCAGCCGCTGCAGGCCGGTGCAGCGGTCGGGGAGCCGGTAACGATCACCGCCGTTCGACACGCTCGCGTGCTCGAAGAGTCCGGTGCGATGGCCAACTTCGAGGAGATCTCGGTCAACCCAACGGACTTAGAGAACCCTCCGGCAAAGGGCGATTGGGTGACTGCCTGGGGCGCGCAGTACGTCGTGACTGCGCTGCGCCAACCCGATGCCTACGGAATGATCGCTTTGACACTTCTTCAGCGCTCGTGATCAATCCAAAAACAATACTCGGCGAGTGGGTGACCGCGCTCCAGTCGTGCCCCGACTTGGTCGCGGCGCTGGGCGACAACGGCGACAACATCCGCGCGTTCATGGAAGGGTTGGCGACCGACAACAATCTGCGGTTGGCCATCCTCCAGATGCCGGCTGGATCGATCCTGGTCGCATGGAACGGCACCACGCCGCGGCGTCTCACTGGCGGGGCGCTGCACTTCGCACACCGCTTCTCGATCTACCTGCGCGCGCCGGAACAGAATTCCACGGCCACGTATGCCGATCTGTTCTGGCTGCTAGTGAGCGCAATACCGACGGGTGCTCCATCG